CTGGAATATCCTGAGCTCCTGTACCTACTGCGTTTAATGTATATCTACGAAAATTTTGCGCCATAGTTTACTCCTTATAATGCAATTCCTACTGCAATTGCGAAGCCCTTAGTTGCTAGTCCTGGATCAGAACCATCTCCAAAAACGACGGCATCTGAACTGTCTTTCATTAAAGCTTTTTCTGCTGGCAAAGTGCAGAAGACTACTTTAGTTCCGGCTGAAAAATCAACCTTAGATCCTGTGCTACTATTAATAATAGTATCCCTAGATAATGACGTACCACTATGCGTGTATACACCAATGCCTACTTCCCATTCAGTCGAAACATCTTCTCCGACAATGGTATAGTAAGTAGTATTGGTATTACCAATTCCAGCATTGAAAGTTACGAAACCTGAAAGAGCTCCGCTAACTACCATACTGATAGTGCCTACTGTCGTCGAGGTTGCTTTAACCCGATCGTTAGTTATAAACGCCATTTAATTTCCTTACGCTACTCGAATAATAGACGTACTTGCACCAGATGCTGGGAAGTCAATCTTAAACGTTCCCGCTGTTGAAATCTGATCTGTACTAAAATCTAAAACGCAAACAGCCGCATTTGACTCACTGCTATTATAGATCAATGCATAACGTGCGTTGATCGTTGCACTTGTAAACTCAAGATCAGTAAAATTACAGATCGCTGTTGTTCCATCCGTTGTTACGGTTTGGCCCGCTAGCGTTCCTCCTCCTGCTGCATACGTACCACTATTCGGAACTTCATCATCCGTTTCATAAATAGTTGTAGCTGCATCGTTGATCGAAGATGAACTAGTGTACAAAGCAAGTTTAAAAGTATCCCCGGAAGTTGCAAGATCATGCGTACCTTCCATGAGTTCCTTTTTAAAACTAGTCATTACTGTATTTGCCATATTTTCTCCTTATATAATTATGGACTCGGTGGAACAGATCGTAATTTTTGTCTAATTTCTCCGTCCACGTATTCGTCCCTTCTTCTTCGTCCTTGTTGTTCGATACCTAAGCCTTGAAGAGCTTGAGCGTATCGACCTTCATACGTTTGTAATAATGGCTGGTCCTTAAGAAACGTGCATGCTTCAACCAGAGTGGCATACAAAAGCGCATTTGGAGCATTCATACTCAAATACGTAGTCGTGTTTGATGAATCTAATTTAGTTCCATCTGATGTGTTAGGTCTTTTAACATAAGCTACTTCCACTTTCAAGGCTGTATCCGGAGTTGGACCTAACAACAATTTTGTTTCATTCCACCACCCATAATATTTAGGGGTGCCTGTAGTAACCCGAGTTCCTGTATATTCATCAATAAAAGAACAATCCTTTTGCATTAAAAGTGTTCTCGTTTGAGGATCAGCAGCCGGATAGGTTTCTACCCATCTTATCAATAAAATACCAACAGGCAATGATATAAATTCATTTCCTACCGTTAATGTTGAAAAATCATTTCTTCTAAAAACGTCAAGATCGACATCGGTTAAAATTCTAAATTCAGCATCTTCAATAAATCCATTAACAATGGTTGAACTAAAAACAGTTGAATCAACCTCGCAATAGTCTCTAACTTTTGTAACTAATTCATCATACGTCATGGTGTAAGTGTAACAGGTCCTGCTGAAACAGGGAACCCGCCTCCTCTTTTATTTCCTATTGTAGCTGTATCAGTATCCACAGTAAAATAAAACCAATCTGTTGGATCAATTAAATTTCTAACTGTGGCTCCTGTTAAATGAGCAGCTTTTGTTGTTCCATACGCTCCCCGTTGTACAACATGAGGATTAATACTGGTTGCTGTAGGAGATACTTGTCCTAAGACATTATCTGTTATTGTAGTATATCTAATAAGTTCACTATCGATCAAAGCTACTTGAGGCTGAAGATCTACAGTAGTTTTAAATGAACTTCCATCAGTTAAAGTAATTCCAGTAGTCTGTGTACTATCAATACCTCCATTTAAAGTAGTTGTAGTTGTCGTGTATTGTCCCACTGTAATAGTATAACCGGCAGCTTTACAAAGCTTAGCTGCAGTAATTCCATCAAAACTACGACAATCTGAAAATTTATTAGTTATTGAACTCACTTGAGGAGCTCCTCTAAATCTTACCGTCGTGGAACTATTTCTACCATGATTAGGTGACCAAACAAATATCGTGCTTGAAGCTGCAGCATACGTTGTAAAAGGATTTTCCGGAAGCATCACCGCAACTTTAGGAGTCGTTCTTTGAGGAGGACGTGGATGTTCTAAAGCAACTCCATCAGGTCCAATAACCGCTAGATCCAATTGAGGTTGTTTTATTTCAAATTCACTATAGTGAACCCACATCCCATTCCATTCTTTAACCATTTCCGTATACGGAAATTGCATTCCACTTCGATCTGAAATGGCTATTGCTTTTGAACCGGATGCAAATTTTCCCATAGTTAACCTTCTGGATAATAAGTCTTTGGTGTTATGTAAGAACTTGTAGAAGAACCATCTTCCGCCAAAGCTCTTGCTAATTCATCTTCGTATAATAATTTTAAAGCTTGTACTCTATCGGGAGCAACTTTTTGACTTAAATAAAAAGCTAAGCCCGCTGTCATCGCAGGTAAAAATCTATAAGGCGCATCTGGATCTTTAGCATATCCCCCTGCGTCTTGAATTCGTTTAACGTAATTAAAATTTAAATATTTGTTGGTAGAAGAACTTGGAGATAAATAAATAGTAATTCTTGTTTTATTTGAAAATCTTTGTACTAAATATTGTGAGGGAGTTCCGGTAGATTCTTTATTGGCTAATGCTTGATACGTTGAACGATCAATTTTAGTCATTGAAACATCTGTGGGAGTTGTTAATTGATTTCTGTAAACTACTTCTAAAATATCCGTAGCATTATATAAATACGTTCCTGAGTCTCCAATCGTTGCCGGATAAGTGGTACTTGAATCTCGAGCATCGGCGTTTTTATAAATATCGTAAATAGATTGGTCTTCGGTTAATTTGATAGACTCATTACCTACTTCCCAATAGTGCAATCCTCGATTGCCCCATTCAGATAATAATAGATTTAATGAACGTCTTGCACTTTTAAGATCATAACCCGCACGGGCTTGACCTCCGCATCGTTCAAATGCATCTTCAATGATTTCTTCAATCGCCAAATTAAATGCGACTGTTCCAGATGTTGCCATCTTCCTCCTATTGCCAAATAATTGCTACAGAAGTCGTTGCTGCTGTGAAATCAATATACATTCCACTAGCACATCTAATACCATTAGCTGCAATATATTCTTGATATAGATCTCCTGCCGCAGTTCCACCTTTATGTGAATAAATTAAAGTACCGCTTGCTGAAGAGCCATCATAAATTTTTACATTACAAGTCGTTCCACTTGGATTGATGGTTACACCTTTCAAATAGCAAACACCATCAACTGATGTCGAACCAGCTGTTATGGTGAAAAGCTTCGAACTAGCTTCTGTATAGAACTGTTTTACGCCTGTTGGGCTCATATTTTTCTCCTAATTATTGTGAGCTCCCAAAGGAGCTCACATTATTTTATTTTGGTTTATTAGCCAACGTTAACGTTTTGAATATACGTAACCGTTAACCAACCAACACCTGCTCCAGTGTTTCCATTAGTTAAAAGTAATCGTCTATCTGTTGCACCAACATCCGCCCATGCATCAACTCTTGCTTTGTTAGCTCCAGCTGTAATGTCAATAATACCTAAAGTAGTACCTACTACACCAGTAGCTGTGGTAAATGCAGTTGCATCCCCCACATAGCCTAAGCCGGCTGTAGATGCTCCACCGCTCCATACAACACTTACGTATAATTGTGCAGACACCAATTGGCTGTTTGCAGGAATTATCATATTTGTTATAGTAGCGACCGCTGTTTGATCAACAGCTTCGGTTTGTGACATTAATACATAACCTGTATTTTTAATATCTGTTCCAACAGTAGTACCTGTAGTATTTTTAATACCTCCAGCTAATATTGGTCCAGAAAATGTAGTTGTTGCCATGATTATAATCCTCCTAGTTTGTGAATCTAGTCTCTAGGCCGTCGAGTATACTCGTCTAGATTCATTAAATAATTGTATACTAATTTAGATATAGCGCAAAATTTAATTTAGCGCAAGGTATCCCTACGTATCTGTGTGATTTTTTGATAGCGCTTAAGTGGCTATCGAAACTTGAGCCTTGACGTCGTTTACTTTGGTTTGAAGCGTATCTGCTTCAAATTCGCTGGCAATGATCTGCTTTATAACATCCTGAATTTGTCTATTGATCTCAATCATTCGGATATTATGCTTTCCTGACTTCAGGTGCTCGTGTTGCCATTCGAGTTCCAAGGACTGTTTCGTAATGTATAGGTCGTGTGTCATTTATAACTTCCTCATAAGTTATCCATTTACCACGGGTAAATCCATCTTTCTCCAGTTTTACCTTATTTTGTCCTAGTTTGTCAAGGATTGATTTTTCAATATCTTCTTTCGTATCTTTACAAAAGACATCCGTTTGACCAAAATAGCCGTTATAATTGATTCTTATGTGGAATTTCTTCTTCATATTTTCACCTTGTGTAATGAGTATAACATAAAAAAGGGCGGCTCGAAAGCCGCCCTTTAATTTTATTTATTGTTGTTAATGCTTAGTTATTAAGCACCTTGATTGCCATATACTCCACGCCAGTCAGACCAGCCGAAGCTGTATCTTTCTCTTGCTTTGTATCTAACATTCCCAGTATCGAAGTCGCCTTCCATAGCTGTTTTTAATGGTGCTCTAACGAAGTGCTTCATTCCATTTGGTACATCAGTTTTAATAAACCAAGCGTCTGTATCAACCAAATAATGGTTAACTACAAAACCCTGAGGAACCATACCCATGTTTTTAATTGCATTGATATCGTTATCCGCAGTACCAGTTCTACCTTGAGATTTCATTATTCTCTCAGCAGTAAATTGAATCTCTTTAGGGATGATCATTTTCATTCCTTGAGCTGCAATTTTAAGACCTCTTTCATCAGTGTAAGAAGCGATGTCAATCAACGCTTGTTCCAAAGATGTTTCAGATAAGTCTGCCGCAGTAGTTGGTATGTTTGTTTGGTTACCGT